CCTATCCCTGTGTGCCTTGGCAGTCTCAGCCTCTCTATGGGCAGTCGGTGATCCGCTGTCCTGGTGCTTGCCTTCACGCCGCATTGGCAAGCCGTGACGCACGAGCATCCAGACCCGACGATCGCGGCGAAAGGTAAGGAACCGCGTGCCGCGCCCTTTGCGCTTGCTGGCGAACCAGTCGTTGAAAGTGGCTTGGATTTCGAGGGCTTGGCCATCCGACACCTCCGGAAATGGCCGCGGATCTTCCGTGCGTCCGCTGAAATACTCGAACTTCTTCTGATTGAAGACAACGGCGCGGTTATGGGAATCACGGAGCAGGTCCGGGCGCAGGAGCCAGATTTGCACCGCGACATCGGCCGGCGTTGCGTCGTCGTGCTGCGCGAGATCGAGCCCGTTCGATCGCGCCATGTCGAGCAGGTCCTCGATCCGCAGATCACCAGCGGTTTCGTGAATGAAATAAAGTGCGTCGACCAGTTCGGTCGGCGTTTCGTCGGTCGGCGTCATCAACACACCGCTCAGCCGTTCGAACGGGAACCCATCCTCGTCGTCCACCAGTTCGACCCCGCGCCCGGCGAGATATTCGGACCACGGATTGAACAACGCCACAAGGTTGGCGACCGAAATGTTCTTGAGCCGATCGGCTTTTGTAAACAGACGAGGATTGAATGTCGGCATACAGGCTCCAGGCAACTTAGGGGGCGGCGTCACTATCCAGCCTATCGCCCCGAACGGACTTGCCAAGAGGGTAGGTTCCTTTTCTGTTCTCCCGACAGTCCGGAGACCTCGCCGGTAAGTGACAGGACCATCTGGAGTCCTGTCAAATGCACCGTTTTCTGAGGTTTTTTAGCGGGCTACGTGTCCGCTCCCGGGTCGCCAGCTATCGCCTGGCTATCCACATAAATCGCTCCACAGACCCGACCATTCTGGTGGTCGGTGCCGTCGCAGCAGCGAATCATATGCCCACCCTTACGCTGGTGGTTCTGACCGGGATGGCCGGCCATGGATAATCCCGGCGATCGCGAACGCGCGGCCCTCATCGCCGCGATGAAAAGCATGGGCGGCGCAATGGCTGGGATCGGCTGGCACCGGCGCTTCAATGAACTGACCGACCAACAGGCGGCCACCCTTGCCGAGGCTGCCGTCGACGGCTTCCAGCGGTCGATGTGGGAGAGCGCACCGGAGGTGCCGTTCTGATGGACCCGCTCGATTTCAACCACCGGGAGAAACCTCCCCAGTTCGTCGATGTGGTGAACGCCCGGATCGACACCGCGCTCACCTCGGAAAACAGCACGCGCGAACCGCGGGCATACCTTGGCGGCAGCAGGCTTGGCGAAAGCTGCGCCCGTAAGCTGCAGTATGAATATCTGAAGGTCCCGCGCGATCCCGAACGCGAGTTCAATGGCAAGACCCTGCGGATTTTCGCGGTGGGCCATGTGTTCGAAGACCTTGCCGTCGACTGGCTGATCAAGGCCGGATACGACCTGCGCACGCGCAATTCATCGGGCGACCAGTTCGGATTTGCCGTCGCGGACGGCCGGGTTCGGGGGCACATCGATGGCGTCATCGTGGCAGGTCCGGACGACCTGGCCGTGCCGGCGCTGTGGGAGTGCAAGTCCGCAAACGCCAAGAACTGGCGAGACATCGTGAAGCGCGGAGTGGCTGTCTCGAAGCCCGTCTACGCTGCGCAAATCGCGCTCTACCAGGCCTATCTCGGCCTGACGGACCATCCGGCCGTATTCACCGCGATCAACAAGGACACCTGCGAGCTCTGGCATGAGCTGGTGCCGTTCAACGGTGCGCTAGCCCAGGCCTGCAGCGATAAGGCCGTGCGGATCCTGCAGGCATGCGACGCCGGTGAATGGCTCCCACGCGTCGCGGCTGATCCCGATCATTTCGAATGCATGTGGTGTGACTGGAAGCAGCGGTGCTGGTCATGATGAAGGCTGACACCGAAGCGGTACAGCCGCCCGTCAAACCAGACCCCGCAATGATCGCGACCTTCACCGACATGGTGTTGGGCTATTGCGAGCATTTTGTACCCGTCCGCGCGCTTGCCGAAAAAGGCGGCAGCGATCAAATGCCTCATACCCCTTTCATGGAAAACGACCCCGAATTGGCGGGGAAGCTGGCGGTTCAGGCCGCCTGGGCGGCCGACAATGGCATGGCCTTGTTCGTGGTCCCGGGAACGGTGCTTGCGGCTGGTGAAGCCAAGGCCGAGCACATTGCCCAGACCCAGGTGGTGCTGGTCGATCTCGATCATGGCGACATCGGCGCCAAGCGGGATCACCTGGCGCGGTATCTGGGTGAACCCAGTCTCGAGGTGGCATCGGGCGGCATCACGCCAGAGGGGCAGCGCAAGCTACATCTCTATTGGCGGCTGTCCGAACCGGCCGAGGGCGATGATATAACCACCGTCTGCCGTGCCCGGCACATGATCGCCTGCAAGGTTGGCGGTGACCCGTCATTCCGCTCGCCGCACCAGCCGATCCGGGTGGCAGGCTCCGTGCACGCCAAATCCGGCACGCAGCGGCTGGTTGAAATCCTCCACTGCCGGACGCGGGATCATGATCTCGGCGACCTGGTCGAAGCTGTGATGGCCATGCCTCCGCTAGAGGGGGAAGTTCCGTCGGATCTCGATTTCAACAACGCCGGAGTGACTTCCGGAGCGGTGACTGAGCTGTTCAGCCACGTCGTCCGCGAGGGCGGCGTTGATGGCACGACCCGCTTCGAGGCCCTGTCGCGGATCATTGGTTACTGGATCCGCCGATGCCGTGAAGGCCATGTTACCGCGGCGCAGGCGTGGGCTGAAATTGTCGATTACAACAGCGCCCGCATCGATCCGCCCTGGGAGGAATCGCGCCTTCGGCACGAGGCCGAGAAAATATGGAAGCTCGACAGTGCCAACTACGGCGAGGACTATCTTGATGCTGATCCTAGTGGCGGACCACCCCAAGGTGGCGGCCACAGCGGCGGGAGTTCGGCTCCAGTCCAGTTGACCGAAGATGCCTTGGCTGAGGCGTTCACCGACCAGCATTCGGAAGATTGGCGATACGTCGCAGCCTGGGGTCAGTGGCTGAACTGGTCAGGCACGGTCTGGCGGAAAGAGGACACGCTGCAGGCCTATGACCTGTCTCGACAGATATGTCGGGCAGCGGCCCGCAAGGCGGCGAGCGCCAAGCTGAAAGCCAAGCTGTCGTCGGCATCCACCATTGCAGCCGTCGAACGTATCGCTCGGGCCGATCGCCGCCATGCCGAGACCACCGAGGTCTGGGATCGCAACCCCTGGGCGCTGAACACGCCGGCAGGGATCGTCGATCTCCAATCCGGGCTTCTCGGCTCGCATGACCGCCCGGCCTACATGACCAAGATCACCAGCGCGTCACCGCAGGGGGATTGTCCAGTTTGGCTGGAGTTTCTTGATACCGTCACCGGCGGCGATGTCGAACTGCAGCGATACCTTCAGCGCATGGCGGGCTATTGCCTGACCGGTGTCACGACCGAGCATGCCCTGTTTTTCCTCTACGGCACTGGCGCCAACGGCAAGTCGGTGTTCGCCAACACCCTGACTGCGATCACGGGTGATTACGCAACGGTCGCAGCGATGGACATGTTCATGGCGAGCCACGGCGATCGCCACCCGACTGATATGGCGGGACTGCGGGGCGCGCGGGTCGTCTCCGCCATCGAAACTGAACAGGGCAGCCGCTGGGCGGAGAGCAAGCTGAAGGCATTGACCGGCGGCGACAAGATCACCGCCCGGTTCATGCGGCAGGATTTCTTCGAGTTCATGCCCCAGTTCAAGCTGCTGGTGGTCGGCAACCACAAGCCATCGATCCGCAATGTCGACGAGGCAATGCGGCGGCGCCTGCACATGATCCCGTTCACGGTGACTATTCCGGCCCACAAACGCGACAAGCGTCTGCCGGATCGGCTGCTGGCGGAACGCGACGGCATTCTCGCATGGGCGCTGCAGGGCTGTCTGGAATGGCAGCGGACAGGTCTGAAACCGCCCGTATCGGTCCTTGCCGCCACAGAGGAATATTTCGAGGCCGAGGATGCTCTGGGGCGGTGGCTCGAGGAGCGCTGCGACCAGGCTCCGCATCTGCAGGACACCTCCCAGCGCCTCTACGCTGACTGGAAGAGCTGGGCGGATGCGAACGGCGAATTCCCCGGCTCGAACAAGCGGTTCTCCGAGACCCTCGCCAATCGCGGATTTGCACGCGCCAACACCAACAAAGCCCGAGGTTTCCGGGGGCTCGCACTGCGTCAGGCCCAACCCCAGACCAGCCCGATGGAGTTTTGAAAAATGCCAGAAAAATCAACATCGGTGACGGATGTGACGGATCGTCCCCTTATAAGCGTTACACGCGCACACGCGCGCGCCTCTGGAGGTGATAATGGGGAACCCGTCACATCCGTCACTATCTGTCACGGCGCTGTCCTTGCCCTCGATCTCGGCACCAGTACCGGCTGGGCCTTCCGGTCGCCCGACGGCCACATCAGCACCGGGACGGTGTCGCTGAAGCACACCCGCTACGACGGTGGCGGAATGCGCTACCTGCGTTTCCGGCGCTGGCTCGAGCAGCTGGATCTCGATGCCGGCCCCATCGAGACGATCTACTTCGAGGAAGTGCGTCGCCACGTCGGCACCGATGCAGCCCATGTCTATGGCGGGATGCTGGCCGTGCTGACCGCATGGTGCGAGGAACATCTGGTTGCCTATCAGGGCGTTCCTGTCGGCACGATCAAGAGGTTCATCGCCGGCAAGGGCAATGCCGACAAGGCAGCCGTGATCGCGGCAGTTCGCGCCAAGGGCTTTGCCCCTGCCGATGACAACGAGGCTGATGCCATCGCCATCCTGCTCTGGGCTATCGAGACCCGTGGAGGTGTCCGGTGAGCGCGGCCGGTTTCCTGAAGCGCGTGGCGCAGGTGCTGGAAGATCGCGGCGCTGCCTACGGTGATCCGAAAACCCAGATGGAGGCGATTGCCCGACGCTGGTCGATCACCCTGGGAACGCCCGTATCGGCGCAGCAGGTTGCGCTGTGCATGATCGACTTGAAGCTGGCGCGGCTGGCGCATGACCCGAGCTACGCAGACGGGCCGATCGATGTGATTGGCTATGCCGCGCTCATCCCGGAGATCATCCGTGGCACGCGGTCGTAAGCGCAAGGCGGGCCGCCGCCACCCCTGCGGCAAGCTGGTCCCTGCCCGTGTGGGCGAGACCCAGCGTGAAGTCGTGGCAACCGTGCTCGAAGCCCGGCAGCGCCATTACGGCGTGACGGAGAGGCAGGCGAAGGACGACCGGTTGGGCACGGCGCTTGGCCGGGTCGCCTTTGCGGGCAAGATCACAGCAGACCAATATGCGGCAGGCGAGATGTACGGTGAAATCATGGCCCGCAATCGTGCGGTCATGGGCCTGCCCATGGACCAGCCGCGCTCTGTCACAGCCCTGCTTATCAACGAGGGTATCTTCGGTGGTAGCGCGCCTGACCATGACCCGGATCTGGTCGAGAAGGTTCGTCGACGCGCTGCTGCTGCAATCATGATGCTGCGCACAGCTGACCACGATGCCCCCGGTACTGTCGGGCGCAAGCCCAGCATCCTGGTTCATGCAGTGGTGTGCCATGAAGCCGAAGCATCGAAATGGTCGGCGGCGGACATCATCAACCTTGGCCATGGTCTGGATGCTTTGTGTCGCCTGTTTCGCATTGGCAGCGACAGTTCGTGATCAGATTCACTTGGCTATCAAGTGAAGTAACAAACTGATTCTATTGGTGTATTGTTTAATTTCACATTGACGAGAATTGCCCAATGCTGTAAACCTTCCGAAATAGAGGATTGAGAACTGCGCCCGGAGCCCACCAGCTTCCGGGCGTTGTTCGTTTCAGGCGTTGCGCATGGCTGAACGGCAACGGGGACGTCGGGCAGTAGCGCAGCGTCTGCGACGATTACGTGCCGAGCCGCTCTGCCGGGACTGCGCCGCCAAGGGCATCGTTCGGGAAGCCACGGTGCCCGACCACATCGTCCCGCTAACCAAGGGCGGCAGCGACGATGACACCAACATCCGCTGCCTCTGTGCCGAATGTCACAGGACCCGCACGGCGGAGCAGTTTGGCCTTCGCCGGACTATCGGCACCGGCCCGGATGGCTGGCCGATCGGCTGAGCCCCCCGGGGGCGGGTCGAAAGTCTGGGGCCTCGGGAGGGGAAACCGCGCCTGGCCCAAACTTTTCACGCCCGCGAGTTAGCGACCGGGGGTGGAACCCGGGAAAGTGACGGAAAACCGTCTATTTGACTGGATAGTGCCGGCGAACAGAGCGTTAGTCGTCTCCACCAACCACGGAGACTGACATGCCCAACTCGACCCTGCCGACCCGCAACGAAGCCTGGGGTTTCTACGGCTCGACCGCCGGGTTCACGGATGCGGACGCAGCGTGGGCCATCGTCTTTCCGGCGGTTGCCAAGGCGACGGGAGCACCCGCCGACGGGGTACGGGATCACCGACTGCCCATAGAGAGGCTGAGACTAGCCAAGGCACACAGGGGATAGG